CCTCCATTTTAGACGCCGACACAGGCAATGAGGGGGTCCGGTTGCGTGACCAGAGAGAGTTTTCACATGAGGACGGCGAAGCCGACAGCGATCAAGATCCTCGAAGGCAATCGCGGCAAACAGATTATCGAAGAGAGCGGCATCGAGGCGTTTGGCGAACCGTTCGTGGCCGAACATCTGATGGACGATGCACAGGGGTGCATCGAGGTCATCAAGCAGTCGATGCCGACCAGGGTCTATTCAAGGCTGGACAGTTTTCTGTTAGCGGCGTTCGGAATGGCATGGGCGCTGCATAAAATCGCTGCGCTGAAAATCAGTTCACCGGACTTTGAGGCTGTCTACAAGGTCAACGAATTTGGAGCATTGGCATTAAGCCCATGGGTAGGATTAATGAACAAGCAGGCGATGATCATGGCAAGTCTGGGCGATCGGCTCGGCCTCGATCCAAGAAGCCGGATGGCATTAAGGCTTCCCGGCGCCAAACAAAAGCGGTCCAGGTTCGCCGGCCTGATCGGGCAGACCGGGTCATTGCCTTTATCGAACAACTTACCGTCCCGTCTGGAATAGGCCAGGGTAGTCGGTTCATCCTGCGCGATTGGCAGAAGCGGTTCATTCGGGACATCTACGAGCCGCACGATGCCGAGACAGGGCAGCGCTCGGTTCGGCGGGCGATCCTGTCCGTGGCGCGCAAGAACGGCAAATCAGCGCTGATTGCGGCGCTGGCGCTGGTGCATCTGATCGGGCCGGAGGCTTGCGAGAACGGCGAGGTTTATTCGGCGGCGAACGATCGCGAGCAGGCCTCGATCGTCTACAAGGTTGCGGCGCAGATCGTGCGGGCCGACAGCGAGTTAAGCGAGGTGTTGCGTTGCATCGACTCGACCAAGACGATCGCGTGCTATTCGAACGGTTCGTTCTATCGCGCGGTGTCGAGCGAGTCTGGCACCAAGCACGGGCTCAATCCGACGTTCGTGGTGTACGACGAACTGGCGCAGGCCAGGAGCCGGGAACTGTACGACGTTCTCGATACCTCGTTCGGTGCGCGCGCCGATCCGCTGTTTGTTGTGATCTCGACGCAGAGCAACGACCCGGAACATATCCTGAGCAAGCTGATAGACGACGGCCTGCACGCCAACGACCCGCGCATCGTATGCCATCTTTACGAAGTGCCGGAGGACACCAGGGACATTTTCGACTCGCGGGTTTGGAAGCAGGCCAATCCGGCGCTCGGCGATTTCAGAAGCCTGGCCGACTTGCGGGCCATTGCCGACAAGGCAGAGCGTTTGCCGGCGGAAGAACCGAAATTCCGCAACCTGTATCTGAACCAGCGGGTCGCGCCGGTTTCCTCGATGATCTCGCGCAAGGAGTGGATGGCATGCGCTGGAGCCGCAGCATTTCAGCCTGGCGAAGACGTTTATCTCGCCCTGGATTTGTCCAACGTGGTCGACCTGACGGCGCTGCTGATGGGCTCGGCGGGCGAGAAGACGCGGGTCAAGGCTTATCTCTGGAAACCCGAGGATCGGCTGAAAGAACACGGCAACAGGGATTTCGGCTCGGCCAGCGACCGCTATACGCAGTGGGTTCGGGAGGGACATTTATTGGCGTCGCCGGGGAGGTCAATCAGCATGGCCGCGGTCGCCAGTCAGATCATCGAGATCTACCAGACCTATAATGTGCTGGGACTGGCTTATGATCGTTACGCCATCTCGGATCTGCTGCGGGTATTCGATGAGCTGGCCTTTGCTACCTGGGAAGACAAGGGTGGTGACAAGCGCGGCAGTGGTTTGCGAATTGTGCCGTGGGGACAGGGTTTTGTCTCGATGGGGCCTGCCATCAGTGCGCTGGAGCGTGAGGTGGTGGAGCGAACCCTGGAGCACCCGAATAATCCGGCGCTGACCTGGAATATCGCCAACGCCGTGGTTCGGATGGACCCGGCCGGCAACAGGAAGATCGACAAGGACAAGGCGCGGTTTCGCATCGATGGCGCAGTCGCGCTGGCGATGCTGTGCGGGCTGAAGTCGAGGGACCGCAAGAGCGTCCTCGATATCACCGGAATGATCGGCTGAACCAGGGAACACCACATGCGCAAGGCCGTGATATCGGCACCGCCTCCCGGCGGCGAGCCCGATGAATTCATCATGTCGGACAACTCGGTCGACCGCATGGGCGACGTGGTCGAGCCATCGGGTTGGCAACTCGACCGGATCAAGTCGCCGCCGCCGGCCTTGTTCAACCACAACAGCAATCAGATCGTCGGCAGCTGGACCGATATCCGCCAGGTCGGCAACCAGTTGTTAGGCCGCATCGCCTGGACCAGTTCCGACAAGTGGCCTTTTGCGCAATATATCCGCGATCTGGTGCGTGAAGGCATCCTTCGCACGGTGTCGGTCGGCTTCGCGCCGATCGAGCGTCAGCCGCTGAGCAAGGACGCCAGCAAGGAATTCGGGCCGTGGCGCTTTACCAAGAGCGAGTTGCTGGAATGCTCGTTGGTGCCGGTGCCGGCCAATCCCAATGCGCTGGCGGTCGCCAGGTCGCTGCATCTGCCATCTGAATTTGTCACGGAGATATTCGACAAGACCGAACGAAGCTCCGTGGCTAACACCGGCAAGCCTGCCAGATCCCTCGTGCCCAGAGGCGCGACTCATATGATGACGCTTTCACAGAAGATACAGGCCGCCCAGAAAAGGATTGTCGGCCTGCGTGATCAACTCAGCGAACTGACCAACAAGGATGATCTCAGCGACGAGGAAACCAGATCGTCCGAGGAACTGCCCGACCTGATCGGGGCCGAACAGGCAGCACTTGAAGTGCTCGAAAAGCAGGAAAAGGCGCTCAGCGTGCGGATCGGCACGCCACCATCAGCACAACCGGCGCAAGAGATTATTGCGCCGAGCTCTCCGACATTCAGTCTGCCAAAGAAAAAAATCGAGCCGGCCGAGTACGCCTGGCGGGCCATGGTGGTGGCGCTGCGCTCGTTTGCGTCGCAGACGTCCCCCGATCAGGTGCTGCGCAACCTGTACGGCAATGACGAGGGCACGCAGATCGTGTTGCGCGCCGCCGTCAATCCGGCCATGACCGGCACCGCCGGCTATGCCGCTGAACTGGTGCAGATCGCCTATGGCGGTTTTCTTGATCGCCTGATCGCCAATTCGCTCTATGGGCCATTGTCGGAAACCGGCATGCGGATCGACTTCGGTTCCAACGGCGTGGTCAAGATCCCGACGCGCACCAATACCTCGAAAGCGGCGGGCGCGTGGGTCGGCGAGGGTTCGCCCAAGCCGGTCAAGAAGATCTCGCTGGCGCCGATCACGATGACGCCGACCAAGATGGCGGTCATTACGACCTTCACGGAGGAGATGGCGTTTTACTCGACCCCTGCGATCCAGGGCATCCTGCAAAAGGCCATGACGGACGACACCCAGGAATCGCTCGACGGTTTCCTGATCGACAACGTCGCGGCTTCGGCCAGTCGGCCCGCCGGCCTGCTCAACGGCGTGACGCCGGTCACGGCATCGGTGGCGGCGACGACGGTGCAGAAGATCATTGATGATCTCAATTCCCTGATCAAACCGATGGAGGCGGTCGGCGGCGGCGGCAAGATCGTGTTGATGGTCAATCCGGCGCAGGCCCGTTCCCTGACCATGGCAACGACCACGACCGGCGATTTCGTGTTCGACGGCCTGGCGCAGGCCGCGGCCAAGTTCGGCATTACACGGATCGTGTCGTCCAGAACTGTCCCGGTGGGGCAGGTGATCGCGGTCGACGCCGAATGGTTCGCCACTGCGACAGGAGACACGCCGCGTTTTGCGGTGTCCAATGAAGCCACCTTGCATGAAGAGGATACCACCCCGCTGGCTCTCGGCAGCGGTGCCCAGGGTTCCGGCGTGCTGGCCGTCCCGATGCGATCGCTGTTCCAGACCGACAGCATTGCGATCAGGCTCTCGCTCTACGTCACGTGGGCCATGACCCGGGCTTCGATGGTTCAAACCATAACCGCAGTGGGATGGTGAACATGTCCGACGAAACCAGGGAAGTTCAGGTAATCCTCGGGCCATACCGGGATAGCCGGCTGACGATGTCGGCGGCCGACGCCACGGCCGCCATCAATGATCATTGGGCGGTCGATCCTTTTGCTCCGCTCGATGAGGAACCGCACGATCCTCTCACCGAGCAGGAGCGTCAGGCCGCCTATGAAGCGTCCCTGACCTGGGCGAAGGCGCAATGGGCGGCCGAGCCGGAACCGGCGCATAAGGATCAGAAGCGCGAGATGACGCCACAGCCCAGGGGCGAATACGAGACCAGGGACGTCAAGCCACCGGCGTCCCCAGCCAGGCACAAATGAAGAACCCGCTTTCCGTGCTGGCTGCGCTGGCTCCCTGGCGCACCAGGACCAATCCGGCCGGCGAGGGCAATCCCCACGCCGGCCCGTATAACATTCTCGGCCAGGGCTGGCTGCCGGATGCCTGGGGCCGCAACCTCAATTTCTGGCAGATGGACTACAACCCGTTGCCGGGACCGTCGTCCTCGATTGTCGAGGCCTGTGTCTGGGCCTATGCCCGCGCCATCGCGCAATTGCCGGGGTACCACAAGCGCGATACCGGGGATGGCGGCAATGAGATCGTCACGTCATCGGCGCTGTCGCGGCTGTTGCGGACGCCGAACGATTACATGACGTCGAGCGATTTTCTGGTGCATCTGATTCGGTCACTGCTGCTGACCGGGAATTCCTATTGGGTCGCGGAGCGCAATTCGCGCAACGAGGTGACGGCGCTGCACTGGACCGACCCGCGGCAATGCCACCCGGTGCAGGTGCTGGTGGAGGGCCAGAGCTTTCGCGAGGTGTTTTATCAGATCGGATTCAATCCGCTGACCGGCCTGTTCGATCGCGGCAGCATGGCGATTCCGGCGCGGGATGTATTTCACTTGAAACTGGCGACGCCGCGGCATCCTTTGATCGGCGAAACCTGGCTGGCGTCGCTGCAGGCCGAGCAGGCGACCCGCAACGCCATCACGACGACGTCCGCCGCGATGTCTTCCAACATGAGCCGGCCGTCCGGCGTGCTCACCAGCGACCGGGAATTGACCGGCGCCCAGATCCAGGAATTGCGCGGCAAGTGGAACGAGCAGGCGGTCGGGTTGAATTCCGGTGGCGTCCCGATTCTGGGCTGGGGCCTGAAATTCCAGCCGCTGTCGGTTTCGAGCGCGGATGCACAGATCATCGATATGCTGAAACTGACCGATCAGGCGATCGCGGCCGTGTTCGGTGTCCCGATGATTCTGCTCGGCGTCAACAATACTGCCACGCAACAATCGAGCGAAGCGGTGATGGCGGAATGGCTCGCCGCCGGCCTCGGCTGGCTGATCAACCATATCGAGGTCAGCATGGATGCGTTCATCGGCCTGAACGACATCACCGCGGGCCGGGAATGGACCGAATACGATACCAGGGTGCTGTTGCGCAGCGCATTCAAGGACCGGATCGAGGGGCTCGTCAGGGGCGTTCAGGGCTCGGTGTATTCGCCGAACGAGGCGCGGGCGCTGGAAGGGCTGCCGGCGGCCGAGGAGGGCGACGAGCCGCGCGCGCAGGCGCAACTGGTGCCGTTGTCGGCTGCAGGCGAGGTGCCGCCGATGCCTGCTGCGGCACCCTCGGCGCCGACAACGGCCAATGACAATGCCGCGGCGCAAACGCCGGAAGAGCAGGCGGCATATGCGGCATTTTTGCTGCACAGGGCGATGAACCACCATGCCAACGCTTGATGAACAGGCGATCATCGCCGCCGTCGGCGAGGTGCTGGCCGAGGAACGCAATCATCGGCTGGCGCTGCAGGCCAAAGTGAACGAGCTGACCGAACGTTTGCGCGAGCCTGGATTGCCGGGCCGCGATGGTCGCGACGGCTTACCCGGCTTACCCGGTGAGCGAGGGGAGCGAGGCGGAACAGGTGAACGGGGCGCGGACGGGCCTGCGGGGCTGCAGGGTGAGCCCGGCGAGAAAGGCGATCCCGGAGAGCCCTCCTATCCAGGCCGCGCCTGCGGGCTCTGGAGCGCGACCGAGAGCTATCGGGCGATGGACGTTGTCGCCTGGAACGGCTCCGAATGGCGGGCCGTCAAGGACGATCCGGGGCCATTGCCGGGTGACGGATGGACTCTCGGCGCCAAGGGATCGCGCGGCAAGCCGGGCGAGCGCGGCGAGAAAGGCGAGCGCGGCGAACCCGGACTGCAGGGGCCTTCGGGGTTGTCGGTCATCAGGGCTGACATGATCGGCTTTGAACTGGTGCTGACGCTGTCGGACAATTCGCGGCTGGTCTGCAACATGATGCCGGCCTTCGAGCGCTATCACCGAGAGGCCGTGGCGTGATGATTGCAAGGGCAACATCGTGATCAGCGACCAGCAATCCTATATGAGACTGGAACTGGTGCTGCCGCCCGCGGTCGAGCCCTTGACGGCGGCCGAGGCCAAGGCGCGGCTGAACATCGGGGCCGAGGTGCCCGACGAGGTGATCGACGCCTACATCATGGCGTCGCGTCAGCAGATCGATGGCGCGGCCGGCTGGCTCAATCGGGCGCTGATCACGCAAAGCTGGCGGGGACACCTTGACGCTTTTCCCTGCGGCAAGCGGTTCTACATTCCGTTACCGCCGCTGCAGGAGTTGACGATCAGTTATGTCGGCGCGGACGGAAGTTCGGTGACGCTGACGGAAGGCGTCGATTACAAGCTGACGAAGAACGCGCAGCGGCCGTACATCACGCCGATCGGATCGTGGCCATCGATTGCGATCACATCTGATGCCATCACGCTGGATTTTGTCGCCGGCTATGGTGATGACGGAGCATCGGTCCCGGAACCGATCCGGACAGCGATTGCGCTCGGCGCCGGGCATATTCACTACATATCATCACGCAATCCGGCGATCGTTCAGGAGATCGAGGAGGGCATCGGCGCGACCCGTTATGGCGTCACCGCCGAGGTGTTCAATGTGATCAATGACACCATCGCAAATCTGCTGTCGGTTTACCGCGTGATCGTTCTCTGAGGAACCAGCAAACATGCCAACCGTGCTGACCGTTCTCATTCGCGGCGGAGAAACCCTGTCCGACGTGGTCGATCTGACCGGCGCGACCGCAGTGGTCGGTGTCGTCATGCCGCCGGAATGGACCGCGGCACTCGTGACCGTGCAGGGCTCGCCGGATGGCGTTTTCTTTCATGACCTGCACGACGGCGTCACCGGGATCGAGCTTGCCTTCAATGCCAGACCGGGCTCGCTGGTGATGCTCAATCCGAACCGGATGCGCAGTTGCGTGGCGATCAGGTTGCGTTCGGGCACCCACGACCAACCGGTGGTGCAGGAACTGACCCGGCAATTCGGCATCGTGGTCGAGGGGGATGTGATGGCGCAGCCGGCCACCGGCACGACGGCCCACCTCATCGAGGACGCGACCAATGACTTTCACGGCATCAGTCAGCCATTTCAGTATGCCGGCGCCAATGTGACTATTGAGACCTGGCTCAAGTCGGGCAACCGGCAGGCCGGCTTCGAGATCTACAATGATGACGGCGGCAGCCGGGTCTATTTCGATTTCAGTACCAACACGGCCTATTCCAATTATGCCTGGGGCATTGGCTTCGTGCCGTTTGACCTCGGCATCGAGGGGCCGGGGGCGAACGGCTGGTGGAAATGCACTGCGTCGCTGCAGATTCCGCAGGTCGACGGACTGAATTTCTGGATCGGTCTGGACATCGCGGCCGGGCAGGCGACCGCCACAGCGGCGCCGAGATCGCAGGGCGAGGCCTATCAAGGCGACGGGGTTAGTTTCATCCAGGTCTGGCAACCGTCACTCTCGATCGATGGCGGGGCCAATGTTCTGGTCTCGCCGGAAGATCTGACCGCCGCGGCGTGGGAACCGTACGGTGCTGCGGTGCAGAATGTCCCTGATGACCTGCTTCCTGCATCGCCATGAGCCGCGCCACAGAACTGCTGGCGCAGTACCAGGCCAAGATCGCCCAGGTCGGGCAGTGGATCGCGATCCGGCGGTACACCGGCACAACCGTCAAGACGTTTACCGACACGCTGGCACGCGCCTATGTCCGTTATTACGGCGCCACCGAATTCATCGGCGCGGTGACCCAGGGCGACCTGATGGCGATCGCGCTGGTGGATACGCTCGCCGGCATCCTGCCGGTCAGCACCAACGACAAGTTGATGAGCCAGTTCTGGGGCTTCGATGATCCGAATACGCCGCCGACCATGACCGCCGGCCACGTTACCGGCGGTAAGGAAACCGCGATCAAGAGCGTGATCAAGCGCACGCCCGGCGGGGTACTGATCGTCATCGAACTGCACGCGGTCGGATAATGGCAACATTCGAGCAGGCCTTTGCCGCGGTGCGGGCGCGGCTCGATGCCGGTGGTTTTTCGTTTGCATTGTACTACCACGGCGACGACCCGCCGATCCTGCCCGATACGCCGGCGCCGTTCGCGTTCGTGGTGTTCAACAACGAGGGCTCGACGCTGGCCGGCTACGGCGGCGGGCGCGGCAACAATCTGTACCGCAACCGGGCGCGGGTCGAGGCCTATGTGTTTTCGCCGTTCGGCTACGGCGCCGAAGCGGCTTCGGCACTGGCCGAGCCGGTCGCTGCATCGCTTCGCAGCTACAGGGACCAGACCATTTCCTGCTTCGAGTCGGATGTGGTCTTTAACGGACCCGGATCGAGCCTCTCGGTGCCCGGGCTTTCGCCCGAGGTCAACAACTACGCGGCTGCCATCGTGGAATGCAATTTGATTTTCGATCAAACGGGATAGGAGTTTTCCCATGCCCTTAGCTGAAGGCGTCTCGGCCCGCATCGCCTACAAGTTCTACACGTCGCCGGTGATCGTGCCGGGTGTGCCGGCGGTCTCGGCGACCGATCCGGGTCCGACCGGCGGACAGATCCTGCGGCGGGTCGCCTCGACGCTGGCGTTCACCAAGGATACGTATCAAAGCAACGAAATCCGGTCTGATTATCAGATCGCCGATTTCCGGCATGGCGTGCACCGCGTGGCCGGTAATATTTCGGGCGAGCTTTCGCCGCTGACCTACCAGGAACTGTTCGCGGCGTCATTGCGCACCGACTGGACGGCCCCGGTGTCTCTTAGCCAGGTTCAATTGACCTCGATGGCGGCCGACGGCACTGCGTCCACATTGACATTTGCCGCTGGCGACCCCGTCGCACTGGGATTGCACACGGGCATGGGCGTCAAGTTCACTGGGCTGACGACAACCGGCAATAACAATACCACGTTCATGATTACCGGGTTCAGCGGTACCAGCAATCGCGTGGTCGCGGTGACACCGGCGCCGATCACGCACGCCGCGGAAACCACGTTCGCGATGAGTTCGACCGGCAGCACAATCTCAATTCCATCGACCGGCTTCGTCAGGCGCAAAGTAGCGGTTGAAAAATATAGTTCGGATGTCGACATCGCACTTTTGTACACGGAATGCAGGGTGGGCGGGTTCAACCTGCAAATGCCGGCCACTGGCATGAGCACGATCGAATTTAACCTGACCGGCCGCGACATGGAAATATATGAGACCACTGCTGCGCCGTTTTTTACCGCGCCTGCTGCAGTCACGACCACCAATCTTCTGGCGGCCGTCAATGGTACGCTTCGGATCGGCGGTCAGCCGATCGCCGTGGTAACGGGGATGAACATTCAGAATGCCATCACGCTGACCGGAGATCCAACCGTAGGAACCAATCTGGTGCCTGAGATATTCGCAGGGCGGAACGTCATAACAGGTCAGATGACGGCATTCTTCTTTGACAGCACGCTGATCAAGGACTTCGTCAACGAGAGCGAGATCGATCTACTTGTTTATCTCACCACGGCGTCGACGCCTGGCGCACCTGCCATGAGCTTCTATTTGCCAAGGGTGAAACTGGGCGGCGCCGACGTGGCAATGACCGGGGAGCAGGGACAGATCATCACGATGCCCTATCAGGCGCTAAAGTATCAGGGCGTCACGCCCGGCGTTCCGCAAACCACTATTCAGATCTGGGACAGTGAGGTGATAAGCGGATTGCTTCGTGAAGAGGCGGACGAAACCGAACCTCCCGCCGCCGAGGGAGAACCGCGCCTGGCTCGCGCCGGGTGATTGCGTAACTGCAATCGAACCGGGGCGGCTGGCGGGCTGTCCCGGTTCACCCTTCCGCCAAAGGAACAGTTAATATGCAGAATGGTAAATTCTCCGGCCTCGAACTGGAGGTCAACGCACCTTTCCGTCTGACTCTTGTGCATCCTGTCACACGCCAGCCGATGCGTGATGAGGAAGGCAACCCGGCTTATGTCGATCATTACTCGGCCGATTCCGAGATTGCCCGGAAACATCAACGCGTCCTGCAGCGTCGTCGTCTCGCCATGCGCGGTCGGATCAAGATTACGCCGGAAGAACTGGAAGGCGAGGCAGTCGAGATCCTTGCCGCGCTGACGGCGGGATGGCATTTGGTCGATCTCAAGGGCAACGTGATCGACTTGCCATTCAGCCAGGAAAATGCCCGTGAGCTTTATTCCAATTCCGCCGTTAGCTGGCTGCGCGAGCAGATCGACGAGAGCACGGCTGACCGGGCAAATTTCTCGCAGGGCTCATCGAGCAACTGATCGAATGGGCCGAGGTCGAATTCAGGAAGAACCGTCCAACATCTGACGGCGCCACCGAGGGCGATCAGTTCGAGTCGGCCGCCAGGCAGTTCGCCGCTCTCGGCATGACAAAGGCAGCCGCCCTGGCCAGCCCGCAAGGTCCGCCGTTTCCTGAAGACCTTGGTTATCTCTGGGGTTGGTTTGTGCAGCACTCGATGGGCCTGGCTTCTGGCGGCATGTCCTATCCGGTGATCACCTGGGAAGGATTGCAGGCGTGGTGTTCAAGGATGCAGATCGATCTTGAACCCTGGGAAGCCGAAGTGATGATGGTTCTCAGTTGCGCCAGGGCCAATGTTCACGCCGAGAAAATCATCGCGGAGCGGAAAAAGACGTGAGTACACAACTGATCCGCCGCATTGTTACCGTCGACTGGCCGAAGAAGGCGCAGGTCGACGCCAGGGAATTGTTGCTCGATACCGCTTATGTCGGTCATGCGCGGATTATGCAGGATGCGAGGGCCAAAGGACTGGAGCCTTCCTGGGAGGCTTATGCCAACCGGCCGGGCAACAGCAATCTCGAGAGTGTCGTTCTACCGGGGCCGATCGTCTACAATTATCGCTATCTGTCCGACCTGATCCAGTTCGCCCTGAATGAATTGAAGAGACAGTCACCCGTACTGAGCGGCGAGTACAGGCAAAGTCATACCGTGTACGTCAATGACCAGCCGGTCGGCGACAGCATCCCGAAAACCATCCAGCCCGGTGACACCGTTTTCATCGCCAACCCGGTGCCGTACGCCCGCAGGCTGGAAGTCGGACGGACCAAGGGCGGGCGCCTGTTCCTGATCTCGGTGCCGAACCGGATTTATCAAAGAGTAGCCGAGATGACCAAGGCCGAAGGCAAAGGGCGGGCCAAGATCAGGATGGGATACGTTGATCTTGGCGCGCACGCGCTGACGAAGGATCAGCCATCCGGCATCATGACCAGGCAGGGCTGGCGCTACAGCAAAATTCAGCGGCGCGACCGGTTGACTGGTGCTGCCGTTACATCGCCCGCAATCTTTTTCACGGCACCGATCTGATGACAGACACTGTCGAAACCGCGGTTTATCGCCTTCAGGTCGAGGGTCAGGATCAGATTGATCGCCTGACGAAATCGATCGAGGGCCTGGCTGTCGCGGAAGAGGATGCGACCAAGGCCACGCGGACAACCTCGGATGAATTGCAAAGGCGAATTGCGCGCTACGATCCGTTGATTCGGGCGCAGGAGCAGTATCGCAAGGATCTGGAGTACATCCAAAGGCTTCAGGAAACCGGTGTTGGAACACAGCAACAAATTAACACGCTGCTGGCTACCTCGACCCAGAGATACGAGGATGCGGCCAGGGCCATCGAGCAAGCGGCGGTAGCGGCCGAAAATTTGCGTCGCGCGCAGGCTAATGCGGCGGCTGGTCCTGGGCAGGCCGTTCAGGCGGCGGGCGGTGCCAGCGCTTACGCAACTCAATTCGAGGCAGCGGCGAAAGCCCAGGACGAACAAGTCGCGTCCATCAATCGACTGCGCGCCGCGATGAACCCGCTGGAGGTCGAGCAGGGCAAGGTCGCCGCGCAGATGAACGTCTACAGGCAGGCGCTTCAGGAAGGCAAGATCAGCCAGGCCGAATATGCCGCTGCGCAGGAAATGGGAGCCGCAAGTCTTAGAAGATATCAAGGCGGCGTAATCGACCTTGCCGACGCTCACAAGGGGCTGAATAGCCAGGGCCAGGCCGCGCTGCATTCGATGCGCAGCATGTTCGAGCAGTTGGCGATGGGCGCGCCGATCACGCAGGCGTTGACCGCTCAGATGAACCATTTGACGTATGCGGCATCCGGCGAAGGCGGAATTGTCGGCGCGTTCAAGCAGGCGGGTGGCGTTCTTGCCAGCATGATCACGCCGACCACGGCAATCACGGCGGCGGTCGTCGCGCTGGGAGCGGCGGCATTGTATGCTGCCAATGCGATGGACAAGTTGAAGGTATCGTCACAGCGGGCGATCAGCGGTGCGGGGCAAAGGACAGGAACCTCGGTTGAGGACATCAACAAGTTCGTTGCGCAGACCGCTTCAGCCAGTGGCGGCACCGGGCCTTCCGAGGCAGAAAGCAGAAAACTTGCGGAGGGATTAACCAAGGACGGTGAAATCGTCATCAGCCGATTGCACGATATGAGCACGGCTGTGACTGGCTTCGCCAACCAGACCGGCAAAAGCGTGGATGAGGCCGTCAAGGCGTTTATCGAATTCGGCAAGGATCCGGTAAAGGCTGTGCAGGCCTTTGCGGACGCGTTTGGTCCCCTGAATGATGCGCAGCAAAAAGCGCTTGAAGACGCTCTGGCTCTCGGTGACAAAACCGCTGCGCTCAATGTCGTGATTGATGCCAATGCGGCGGCAACTAAAAAAGCCGCCGAAAACATGACGTTTTTGGAGGGGGTCAGTAGGCGAATCAGTATTTTCCAGGGCATGGAACCGAAGATGTTTTTGCCGGTCGGCCTGGACACCCAAATAGAGAATGTCAAGAAGCAGCTGGATGCCTTGATCGCAAGCGCCGAGAATATGCCGCCAGGGCTTGGTACAGCGATGCTCGCCGCGGATATCGGGAAAGCGACGGATGCGCTCGCTAAGTTGCAAGAGCAAAAAGAAAAAATCAATATGCAGACACTGGCGGCGCAGATGGCCGATGTCGGCGCCAAGGCCAGGATGGCGACCGAGGCGCTCATTCCGCAAATCAATCAAATCAAGCAACTGGAGTTGAGAATCAATCAACTGAATGCCGCCCAGGAAAAGGGCGTTGGTGGTCCGGATGTATCAGCAGCATTGCAGGCGGCGCGAAACCAGCTTCAGGCATTGACGCAATCCGCGGATGAGGCCGAGCGCTATAATCAGCGGGTCGCCGAGATCAGCAAACGGTGGGGCGATGTCGGGCAGGCGGTCGCGCTGCAATTGCAGCAGATGCAAAACATGTTGCCGGTCGCCCAGGCGGTTACCGGCGCGCAAAAGATGGCGGCGCAGTATGCCGCCGATTACGCCAACGAACTGGACAGGGGAAGAAGCGCAATCGAAGCCGAGGCACTGGCCTCTGCCAAACTGGAAGCGTCGCAAGCCGCGGCCACCGCTTCTGTCCTGAACCAGGTTCATTCGCTGGAGCAATCAACCGAGATGATCAAGGCGCAGGCCAATGGCACCGAGGCGATCGTTGCATCATCGCAGGCCTATGACAACGCGATCCGGTCAGGCGCCAGCGCCACGGCGGCCGCGGCGTTGTCGGCGGCGACGCTGGATAACTATATGACCAAGGCGGCTATCGAGGCCGACAAGGTGGCACAGTCCGCGTACGATGCCATGGTCGCCATGCACAAGGGCCAGGGCGTGTTTACCCCGCTTGATCCGTACAAGCTCGCCACCGGCGCCACCGGCGCCAGCCTGACCAGCAGCATCCCGGTGGTTCAGACCGCCGGCGGATATTACGCAGCCAACGACCCCATTAACATGGCTATTGCCGCACAGCAGCAGGCCGGCACACTCAATGCACAGCAGAACCAGACCCAGCAGGATGCCGCATCGTCGCAGATGGCCCGGTTGATATTGAATGGCATGTCGCCGCAGGCGGCCGCGGCCGAGGCGTTGAAAAGCTCGATCGATAACCTGACGAACTCGACCGACAATCTGAACGCGACCAATCAGGAATTGCTTTCACCCTACTATACGCAAGATCCGCGCACCTCGCATATCGGTTTCCGCTCGCAGGGCATGGCGAGCGGCGGTTATGTCGACGTGCCGGGCGGCATCAGCAGCAATGACAACATGATCGCCACCGTGCCGGTGGCCTCAGGCGAGCGGATCTATATCGACCCGGCGAATTCCAAAAGAGGGACCGCCAGTGGTGGCAGCCTGACCATCAACATTGCGTCGCCGATTACCATCAACGGCAATGCCAGCGCCGACCAGTTCGGCCGCACGCTCTACCAGGCCAATCAACAATTGGCGAAACAGATCCGGACGGCGACGCAATGACGATCCCGGCCTATCGGCTGCCCGAATTCATCGAGAGAGGCAGCCGCTTCAGTCCGACGTTCCGCAACGTGATCCAGGAAAGCATCAGCGGCAACGAGCAGCGCTTTGCGCAATGGACCAAGTGCCGCGGCGTCGGCGATCTGAGTTGGGGCCTGCAGAACTCATCCGACCCGCAGGGGGATTTTAAAGCCATCCTGGCGATGTATCGCGCCCATTTCGGCTCGTTATATCCCTTTCGGTTTCGCGACTGGTCGGATTATCAGGCCACAAATTCTGTGTTCGGCACGGGCGATGCAACCAAAACAAATTTTCAACTGAGCATGACCTATGATCCGCAAGCCATCCTGCTCGGCACCGCCGGCACGTATTTCTATGTCAGGGACATTACCCTGCTGGCCTCGACGCCGGTCATCAAGGTGAACAATGTCGTCACGACCGCCTACACGATATCAAGTTCCGGGCTTGTGACGTTTACGACGGCGCCGGCCGCGGCGGCGCAATTGACCTGGTCCGGAGAATTCGATGTACCGGTGCGGTTCGATAGCGATACGCTGCCGGTGGTGCTCAACGAGGCCGACCTGGCGTCGATCTCGATCCCGATCAAGGAAGTGATCGGCGAGTCATGAAGGATTTTTCGCCCGTCAATATCACTGCCGCGGCGGTCGGTTTCCCGGCCCGCGTCTGCACCATCACGCGACGGGACGGCGCGGTGTTCAGGTTTGCCGAATCCGACGAGCCGGTCACAGTCGGGGCCGAGACCTTTGCAGTGGTGCCCGGCCTGCAGATCGCCGCGGTCAAGCACACCAACAACGGCGAGATGCCCTCTACCCAGATCGTCGCGGTTCATTCCAGCCTATCGGTGTTCGAAACGTCGGTGATCGATGCCGGATTGTTCGACGCTGCCAAGGTCGAGCTTTACCTGGTCGACCGCATGAACCTTGCCCGCAAGGGTCTGGAGTTCACCGGGTCGATTGGCAACATCTCCTACAATCTGGAAAACCAGGTCGTATTCGATGTCAAGGGATTGGCGCAGTTTGCCAAGATATTGATGACGGAAAAGCGCTCGCCGACGTGCCGCACCGATCTGTTCTCGGTGCTGTGCGGCGTCGACAAGACCGCCTACGACGTGGCCGCCATGGTGACCGCGATCGTGAGCAATTTCAGCTTCACGGTATCGGGACCGACTAATCCGGATGGTTGGTTCAATCAAGGCGTGGCGGTGACATCGAGCGGCACCGCGCTGGAAATCGGCAACTGGGTGGCCTCGACTGGGACCATCACCACCTATCTGCCGTGCAACCGTCTGCTGGATGTCGGCACCAATCTGACGCTCTATCCAGGCTGCGACAAGACCATGGGGCCGGGCGGCTGTCCGAAGTTTTCAAACCAGATAAATTTTATCGGCGACCCTCATTTCCTCGGCACCGCCGCCGCGGCGCAGCGGGCATAAGCCGATGGCGGATTACAGCGGTACTGTCGGCGCCACCGCAGACGCCATCATGGTGTCGCAGTCGACCGGCTTTGCGGCGCAGCACATGCCGGGCTATGTCACGGCCGGCAGCCCGGGCTTCGGGCAAGGTCCGATCTACACCTTTGACGGCGGCAACGGCGTCGGCTGGATCACCTATTCGTTCGGCGCTGTCGCGCCCCAGACTGTTTCCACCTCGACCGGCGTGACGCCGACCGAGACTTCGTATGCCCTCTATGGGCACGTGGTGCCGCTCTCGGTGTTCGGCGTCGGCCGTATAGGTGGAGACATCATTTCCGGACCCTTTGTGGAAAACGGGCTGGCGACATTCTGCATCAGCTTCGGGGTGCCGGCCGATCCTTACGGCACCAGGACGCTGCGCGAGATCGCGTTTGACTCTGAAGTCGTGTGGGAAAACGGAGCCTTCAACACCGAGGCCTTCACGTTCCGGTTCTATCCGGGCCGGCTGGATCAGGCCGCCGACCCGGTGGAGATCGCGCACTGGGGTGCCGATGCGGTGGCGTACCGGCCGCAGATCCTGCTGTGGTTCGAGAACCTGCCGATCAAGGGCACCAAGTTTCAGAAGATACCGTACGTCGCCGCGGTGATCGCGGACGGAAGCGGCGACGACGTCAATCTCGGCGAGGCGTTCACCAGATTGGCGCTTAGCCCCTGGGTCGGCTATAGTTCCGCGGATTTCGAAACGGTCGGCGTTACGGACAGTCTGATCGGCGGGGGACTGATCATCGCCCAGGACGCCGAGTTTCTCAGCACCATCCAGCAGTTCGGCCGTTTCTATCGCAACTGGAATATTTTGCAGACCGACAAGCTGCGTATTGTCGATCGGGGCGCGGCAACTGCTGCGGATATCTCTCTCAATCGAACGACCTTGTCCGGCCAGATCGTGTTCGCGCGCGGCGAGACCTCCACCATTCCGCGTGTGCTGGAGTTGTCGACCATCGATCCAGAAGCGGACTACACCGTGGTGCCAAGTCAGGCGGTACGGCCAAGAGAGCCGGTCACGGTATCGGCCTCGGTATCTACCGAGGCGGTCTATCTGCCTGTCATCATGGACTCGTCCACCCGGCAATCGCTGGTCACTTACACCAAATACCAGGAGGAAATCGCCAGGAAGAAGGTGACCGGCACCGCGATGATGTACGGCGTCGAGATCGAACCGGGGGACCTGGTGGCGATCACCGGGCTCGGGGCCGACTTTGAAGATACCACGTTCAAGATCATCGAAACGCTGCACGGCGCCAACTGCACGGTCGAGTTCACCGCCGAGACCTTCATGGATTGCGGGTTCAGCGGCGATCCTTACCTCGGTTATGTCGTGCTGCTGATGGGATTCGAGGGTGTCGATGGCTCGCAGGGCGCGCCGGGCCTGACCGACGAAAGCCCAAAACACCACGGCACCGCCGCTTCCGCCAACTACTCGCAGATCGACACCGCGCAATTCAAGTTCGGCACGTCGTCGCTGTGGGTCAACAATTTGAGCCCCTCGGTCATTTTCCCGCCGAGCGTCGACTGGGTCCTGGCCAGTTCAAATTCCGATCAATACACCATCGAGGCCTGGGTGCGCTTCAATTCTTTCCCGGTCAGTTCCGGCATCATCGTAGGCGTGACCCAGGTGTCTCGCTCCTGGTATTTCGCAGCGCTGAGCAGCGGCGAACTGGAATTCAAATCGTCGGTGGACGGCAGCGCCTGGGATGTCGACATCATTTCCAGCGGTGCCGCGCTCGCGACGGCGGTCTGGTATCACCTTGCGGTCGACAAGGACGCGTCCGGCAAGATCCGGATTTACCGGAACGGGGTGATGGTTGGCAGCGCCACGCCGCTCAATAGCAGTATCTGGGATTCGAACGAAGATCTCATCATCGGCGCTGGCGGCCTGTTTGGCGGCGCGCTGATCGAGGGCTGGGTGGACGAACTGCGCATCACCAAAGGCAAGGCCCGGTACGCCAGTGATGGCGGCTTTGTGGTGCCGACAAACGCCTTCCCGCGCGAGGGCATCTGATGCCGTTGCTTGATAGTTGCATCAACTCGGTGTTCGAGCCCGGCAATATCGGCGCCTCCTCGGGCACGCCGCCGGTCATCATTCGTCCGGGCACGCTCTACTCGCCGGATGATTACCCGGCCGATAGCGTCGAATGGTCCATGAACTATTCGCGATTTTATGATTCCGCTTACGTGGGAGTTTTCTGATGGCTGGCGTATGGACAACACTCGCGGTCAAGGACGCTTTGGGCGCCACCAGGCAAATGCTCGCATGGGACGATAGCGGCACGGGCGCCGGGCCGTGGTCGTTCGGGCACATGCTGGCGACGCCGGACGCCACCCCGGCAAACTTTGTCTCCGGTGCGATCACCACGGCGATGACGGGAACGACCAGCACGTTGCTGGTCGCGGCCCCCATCGCGGGCCTGCGCAACTACATCACCCAGATCACGGTGAGTAATTCCCACGCCACGGTCGGAACCGATGTCGTGATCCAGGATGGCAACGGTGGCGCCACGCTGATCACGATCCCGGCGGCGGCGAACTATGGCGGCGCCGCCATTGCCTTCCCGGTGCCGCTGCGACAGCCGACCGCGGCCACCGCGCTTTATGTCGCCAACGTCACCACCGGGGCGAGCGTGAAGGTATCGGCCTCCGGATACAAGGGCGTCTGAAAATGACATTGCTATTGCTGATGAGCGGGCCGGGAAGCGGCAGCGGCGGCCCATTGGCGCCGGCAAACACCGTGCTGCCGGTCATCAGCGGCACGACCACCGTAGGCTCGACGCTGACCACGACCAACGGAACGTGGTCGGGTTCGCCAACCGGCTACACCTACCAATGGAAACGCGGTGGCACGGCGATCAGCGGCGCCACGGCGAGCACGTATGTGCTGGTGACGGCCGATCTGGCGGCAACGATCACGGTGACGGTGACGGCCAGCAATATCGGCGGCGCGACCGCCGCCACATCGACGGGCGTCGGGCCGATCACCAACCCTGCGTTCGCAACGCTCGATGGCACGCCATCGTCCGGCTTTGTGACGATGTCGAACGGCAACCTCACGGCAACCATGAACAGTTCGGGTGGCGCTGCGGAAGTCCACAGCACCGCGGTCAAGAGTTCCGGACAATACTACTTTGAATACAAGTATGGCCCCGCGCTGGCCGGCGGGCATGCTATTGGGGTCTCATTGTCGACGGCGGTTCCTGGCGGCGGCGACCTGAATAACGGCACCAAATGCACGGCTGTTCTGCCCGGCGGGGCGAGCTTGATCTACTCCAACAATGTCAGCACCGGCAAGGATCTCGGCAGCGCCGCGAACAATGATCGCTATGATTTTGCCATCGACCTCACCAATCGAAAGGGGTGGATACGAAGGAACGGCGGCAACTGGAATGCGGATGCGGCCGCCAATCCGGCGACCAATACCAATGGCGTAACCATCGCCGCGGGGAGTTTTTCGCCCAGCTTTTATTTCGCTTCCGGTTCCACCAACACGCTGACGGCCAATTTCGGCGCGTCTGCTTTCACCGGCACGGTGCCATCCGGGTTCTCAGGGTGGCCGGCCTGATGACCGACCTCAAGTCGTGGATGCGAGCCAACGCGACCCTGGTCTATTTCCTGATCGCGCAGGCTGTGGCGCTGATCAGCGGTGGGGCGTGGGGTCTGTCCTACATGGTGAATCTGGAAAACCGGGTGGCCACGCTGGAAACCCGCGGCTCGCCGCATCTGGCCGAAATCAATACTCGTTTAACAGTTTTGGAGGGTCAAACACGCGACAACAAGGAGAGCATTGACAGAGTTATTGCAGTGATGACCAAAGAATTACATATCTCGCCTGCTAGGTAAGGCGCAAGCTGAACATCAATCCATGAGCACGCCAGGCAACCTGCGGTGTGGCGACGCGCGACGCCCCCGACGCCCAGCGAGGCCGGGTAGCAGTGGTCCCGGCTGGTGCGCGGTATGGAGCCCATGAGATGACTACACCAGAGCAGGCAGGCAGAGTCGTCAGCGGCGTAACCGATGCGCTGAAGGGACAACCGCTGGCGCTGGCGCTGGTGCTGGTCAATTTGACGTTTTTGGCGGCGGGTATCTATGTCGCGAAAGATTTCTTCTCGCGGCTGGAAAGTGCGTCCCAAAGAAAAGATTTGATGGTTGAGGAAATGATGAAGCGCTGCATGGCATCGCTGCCGAAGGAGGACAGGCCATGAACGAAGATCTTTCGCTGACGCCAGCGGGCGCCAAGTTGATCCAGCATTTTGAAGGCTGTCTCGAAAAGACCAGCGACGGCAAATTCCGGGCTTATAAATGTCCAGCGGGAGTGCTCACCATCGGGTGGGGAACGACAAATGAGGGGCACAATAAATTTGATTCATCTTCCCGGTGGACGGCTGCCGAATGTAACGACGCGTTTCTGAGAGACATGGAAGCTTTTGAGGCGGCGGTTCGCCGGCTGGTCAAGGTCGAACTCGAGCCGTGGCAATTCGATGCCTTGACAAGCTTCACGTATAATTGCGGCGAGGGCGCGCTGGCCAAGAGCAATCTCTTGAAGAAGGTCAACGCCGGCGATTTCGAGGGCGCGGCGCTGGAATTTCACAAGTGGAATAAGGGCGGCGGCAAGGTGCTGCCGGGCCTGGTGCGGCGGCGCGCCAGCGAAAGCCTGCTGTTCCTGAACATCACCGACGAAAACTATGATGGCAAGCCGGATAAAGCGGTCAAGCCGCCGCCAGAGCCAATGCCGCAGGCGGTCGATGAACCAGCAGCATGACCAACCACACCGTTATCACCCTCGTCATCGCCGCTGCCGTGCTGACCATTATCCTGATCGGGATCTTGCACTGAGGAGGTAGCCATGTCGGTACTCATTTCGTTTTTAAATCTGCTTTTATACATCGCGATCATCCTCCTGATCGCCTACGTCATCCTGTGGGTTGTCAGGGATTGGTTCAATGTAAACATTGACGCAAACGTTTTGAAATTCGCAAAAATAATCGTCGGCCTGATCTGCCTGATCGCCGTCGTTGTGTGGCTCGCCGGCGTGCTCGGAGGTGGCGTTGGTCTGCCGCACTTTTGGAGCTACCGATAAGGCATCACAATTCGATCCACTGCCACCGCCAGGTCCGCCGCCGCCATCGATCTGCAAGGGGTGCTGAGCTACTGGGCGGCGTGGTGTAGAGCAGCCGGCTTTCCGCCGCACGAACTTCCGGGTCGTACAGCATCGAGGTATAGATCACGAATGGCTCGCCGCTGATCGCGGCGGCGTCGAGCGCGGCGGCGACCGCCTGGTGATAGTGATGCAGCGCGAAGGCGGCGAAGGTTTCGCCGGTCGACTGCTTGACGACGCGGTAGGTCATGCAATCCCCAGCCGTGCCTTCAGCGTCGCGACAATGCGCCGGCCACGCGACTGATACGGGCTCGCGCTGATTTCGCGCTCGAGCCGGATAAGGAAATCAGCATCCAGAAACGGCGGCAGCCGCGCCGCCTCATCGGCGAGCTCGGCCTCGATCGCCGCCAGTACGCCGTCCAGCGTGTGATCGGCGCCGTCGCATGCCTTGAACGGGTTCGGCAATACCCTTTCGTTGATGACGCTCATGGGTTGCCTCCGCTGCGAAATGCCACGCGCAGATGATCCCGGCAATAGCGCGGCTGTCGCGTTGATGGCGTCCAGGCGCCGCAGAAATGGAATTCGGCCGCCATCGGGTCGCCGATCGGCCATTTACAATTATTCGGTTCAAGCTCGACCACCGAACACGGGCAGCCGATCGAGATCAGAGGACCGGGCTCAGACGCGAATTCGAGGGGGGGGGGAATCGCTGCTAAGATCTTGTTATTGTTCACTTTATCTCGCTTTTGTTGTCCGGAGCAGACGCCTCGCAGAGGCTGCCCGGCGCGCGGGTTGATTGCGAATTTTTTGCCGGCGCCGCCGGGTTTCAGTTCCGCTTTTACCGAGCCGGCGACGCGCAGTCTGTAAATCTTGCCGGCGATCGCGTTGCGGGTGCGACCTAATCTGGCGGCGAGCTGGCTGGCAGAATAAGACGGTATGGCGCCCCATAGTCCGATCAGGGTTTCGATTTCGTCAGTAAGCCATGGTCCACCCTTGGGCATTTTTCATCCCCTTCAGTTGTTTATTGATGGCGAACGAAAGCGATCGCGCGCCGCAAGCTGCGGACGCGCAAGTTGATTTCCGTTTTGCTGTGGCAAACCGCGATTGAAGAGTCGAAATTGCAAAATTGAAAAAATTTACTTGCCAAAATCCATCGAACACCCAACGCTGAAAAAATGGATCGAAGTTGTCGACGCAGTGGGGTGTGTCACAAAAAATTAGAAAATGGCTTCGCGGTTCCGTCAAGTATTGTGTCGGTCAATATCGGAAGAAAATTGTTTCGTCGGAACTTTGCAGCCAGTTGCGAGCACGAAAAATCATTCGCAACAGGTGCGACAGGCTGCCACAGGTAAACGAAAGAAAAAAAATGACCATCATTACCGTGCCGATCATCAACCCCGTGCAATGGCAGGAATTGCGCGCGCCCAATGTCGGCTGCAGCGAAATCGGCGCGCTGTTCGGCGTTCACGACTATCTCACCGCCTACGCGCTGGCGGCGCGCAAGCTCGGTCGGCTGCCGGACCTGGTCGACAACGACGTCCTGAAACGCGGCCGGCTGCTCGAACCGGTGGCGCGGCAATTGCTGGCCGAGCAGCAACAGGATTGGGACCAGGTGCCGGCGACCAGTTATTATTACGATCCCGATATCCGGTTCGGTGCCACGCCGGACCTGTTCGTCAGGACCGGGCGCGGCATCGGCGTGGTGCAGATCAAGACGGTGGCGCCGCAGATCTTTGCCAGCAAGTGGCACAATGCCGACACCGGCGCGGTCGAGCCGCCGCTATGGATCGCGCTGCAGGCGATGTGCGAGCAGCATTTGACGTCGGCCAATTTCGCGGTGATCGCGGCGCTGGTGGTCGGCTACGGGCTGTCGCTCGAAGTGATCGAAGTACCCTGTCTGGCGCCGGTGATCGAGCAGGCGCGGGCGCGGGTCAATGCGTTCTGGGAGATGATCGACAGGGGGCAATTGCCGGAACCGGATTTCGCCGCCGACCGCAGCAATCTGGCGCGGGTGCTGAGCCAGGACGACGGCAGCGAGCTCGACCTGCGGTCTGACAATGAAATCAGCGGCATCGCCGCCGAGCTCGCCAACGCGCAACAGGCCAAGCACCTGGCCGAGAGCTCGATCGATCATTGCCAGGCGCGCATCCTGCACAAGATCGGCCGCGCGCAACGCGCGATCTTTACCGGCGGCGTGATTACCGCCAGGACCGTGCACCGGAAAGAGTATGTCGCGAAGGCTTCAAGCTATCGCCGGCTCACCGTCAAGCGGCAACCCGTGTATGTGGAGGCGGAAGCATGAACAACATAATCAACGGAATCAATACCGAAGCGCTGCCAGTCTTTCACCGCCAGGCGCTCACTATGCTTTCGATCGCGCTGGCGGAGTTTGATGACGACGAGCGCATGACGGCGCTGTTGGCGATGCTCGCCGCCGAGATTAACCGTTACGCCGACAACGAACGCGAATTTGAGGCGATGCTCGACGCGGTGCCGGCCGTCATCAAACAGTGGGCCACCGCATGAACAAGAACGCCGTCAGTGAAGTGCGGCTGCAACTCGACACCATGATCGGGCAGTTCGCCGCGGTGCTGCCAAAACACATTCCGGCCGAGCGGTTCGGCCGCGTGGTGCTGACCGCGGTGCAGACCAACCCGGATCTGCTCAACGTCGAGCGGCGCAGCCTGTGGAACGCGTGCATGAAAGCCGCGCAGGACGGTTTGCTGCCCGATGGCCGGCTCGGCGCGCTGGTGGTCTACAAGGACAGGAAGCGCGGGCCGATCGCGCAATGGCTGCCGATGATCGCCGGCATCAGGCAGAAGGTCAGGAATTCGGGCGAGGTCGCGACCTGGGAAGTGCACGTCGTGCACGAGAAAGACCTGTTTGACTACGAGCTCGGCGACGATCCTCACATCGTGCACCGGCCGGTGCGCGGCGAGCGCGGCAAGATCATCGCCGCCTATTCGGTGGCGGTGCTCAAGAGCGGCGAGCGCAGCAGAGAGGTGATGTGGGTTGACGAGATCGAGGACATTCGCAAGGCCTCGAAATTCCCCGACGGCGGGCCGTGGGTGGTCTGGTATGGCGAGATGTGCAAGAAAACCGTGGCGAAACGGCACGCCAAGGTGTTGCCGATGTCATCCGACCTTGATGATCTGTTGCGGCGCGAGGACGAGATCGAGCCTGGTGGTGCCGTCGGGCCGGCGCTGCAGCCACGGCCGCCGCGGTCGCTGACCGACGCGCTCAACATGGTGGCCTCGCTGCCGGACCAGGTGCCGGCCGAGCCGGCTGACGAGCCATATGATCAGATCACCGGAGAGGTAGCCGACCAGGAGGCGGCCAGCCATGAGCACGATTGACACCATCGAGGCGGCCGAGGACCGCCGCGCCGGCCGGCCGCGGGGCTCGACCGACAGGGAAAAGCGCAAATCGCCGAAATTCCGGCCGCAGGACGCCATCAAGGCGGCCAGCCTGGCCGGCTATGGCAAGGTCCGCGTCACCGTTGACAATGACGGCCGGATCACCGTTGAAATGGGTCAGGGCGGTGATTTGCCCGACGGACCAAAAAGGGAACAAAACGAATGGGATACCAGGCTGGAAGAGATCGAGAAGGCGGCGCGCGACGACGGCTGAAGCTGCCGTTCAACGTCAAGGCCTACACGGTCGGCGACAGGACCTATTTTTATTTCCGCGGCACCAATGTGCGATTGCCGGGGCTGCCGTGGTCGCCGGAATTCATGGCCGTGCACGCGCAGATGATGGCGGCGCGCCAGGCGCCGGCGGGGGGGCCGGCCCCGCTGGTGATCGGGAAGAGGCTCACCATTGCCGGTTCGGTCAATGCTGCGATCGTCGCTTATTACCAGAGCGCGGCGTTTGGCGACGGGCTGGCGGCCAGCACGCAGGGTTGGCGCCGGCGCTGTCTGGAAAAGTTCAGGGCCGAGATGGGGGATCTGTCCTTGCGCAAGGTCGAGCGGCGCCATGTGCAAAAATACGTTTCACTGATCCCGAAGGCCGGCAACCAGCGCAACATGGGGCAGACGCTGACGCATTTTTTCCAGTATTGCGCCGACACCGCGCTGATCGCCGACAACGTCGCCGACGGCATCAAGCGCGCGAAAATGAAAAAGACCGGCGGCATCCGTCCCTGGGACGAGGCCGATGTCGAGGCCTACAAGGCGCGCCATCCGCTCGGCTCGAAAGCCCGGCTGGCGCTGGCGCTCTACCTCAATTTCGGGGTGCGCAAATCCGACGTGGTGCGGATCGGGCCGCGCGACATTGTCGGCGGGGCGCTGAGCAATTTCCAGCCGCAGAAAACCTCGCGCACCGGCGGGGTCAGGATCAACGTGCCGCTGCTGGCTGAAACCGTCGAGGCGATCCAGGCCACCCCGGTGACCGGCGCCGGCAGCTATCTGGTGACGGCGTTCGGCAAGCCATTCACTGCCAACGGGTTCGGCAACAAGATGCGGGACTGGTGCGACCAGGCCGGGCTGCCGGAATGTTCCAGCCACGGCCTGCGGAAACTGCTGCTGATCCGCCTCGCCGAGCTCGGGCTCAACACCGAAACCATCATGGCGATATCGGGCCATAAAAATCGTGCCGAGGTCGACACCTATGTTGCCGCCTTCAACCGCAAGAAGATGGCGGCGATGGGCATGGCGGCGGTCGAGGCGGCCGCAACGAACAGCGAACAGCGATTGTCTAAGACGATCGCCCGGTTAGACAGTTCGGGAAAAAAGTGAGTAAAAACAAGGGTGATTCCCAAGGGTGGCGCTCCCTAGCGTTCTACCACTTTCGCAAGAAATCAATGCGTTAGACAGTTTCTAACTAATTTTACGGCGCATTGTAACCATAAAGCTTTTTTGCGGAGTGTCTAACGCGCGGGCGCCATCCTTGGGACAAAAACCAAGGAAGCCCATGCTGAACCAATTAGCGATTTTTCTTTCTCCCCAACCCTGAAGCAGAGGGCGGTCCCGATCGGGGCCGCCTTTTTGCGTTTGCGGAGGTGTTGAATGATGAAGCCGTGCGTGATTTGCGGGACCGGATTTCAAGCCAAAGATTCGCGGGGACTTACCTGCTCGTCCGGATGCCGCCGTATACAAACACGCGAACGCGCTCGCGTGTATCGAGAAGCCAATTGTGAATCAATCCGTGAACGCCAACGTGCGTATGAGGCGGCCAATCGTGAGCAACGCCGCACATATCTAGAGGCCAATCGTGAGCACCGCAAAGAGCAGCAGCGTGCATATCACGCGGCCAATCGTGAGTGGCGGAATGAGTGTGCCCGTGAGTGGTCGAAGGCTAACCGTGAGCAGATCAATGAACGCAGGCGCGCGCATCGCGATCCCGAATACCAGCGCATGTATCTGACGACCCACCGTGAGCAGATCAATGAACGTCAGCGCATGTATCGGAAGGCTAATCCGGAACGGGTCAAGGAACGCGCGCGCGCATATTACGCGGCTAATCGGGAACGGCTCAAGGAATACGTACGCATGCGTCGCGACGCTGACCGTGAATCGACCCGTAAACGTGCACGCATGTATTACGCAGCAAACCGTAAGCGACTCTGTGAACGTAATAACGCGTATCGGGAAGCCAATCGTGAGTTGGCCCGTAAAACTGAGCGTGCATATCGGGAGGCTAATCGCGAATCGATTCTTGAACGTGAGCGCGCGTACTATCGCGACCGCGCACTGTCCTATGCCGTTCTCAAAGAACTAGGCGCGGCGCCGGATCATCTGCCAACAATGACTCAACGGCAGGGATTCAGCCACAAGGTTATGCAGCAAATCCCCGGAGCTTTACCCGCCAGTAGGCAACAAGGAGAAAGACCATGACTGACATCCACATCGATACTCCCGGCGTACGAGGCCACACGCGTTCAACGTGGCGCGACGAGACCCATCTGCGCGGCGTGCTGCTACGTCTGATCACCGAGCATCCGGATGCCTCGCGCGAGGAATTGGAGGAATTGTATCTGGCCAAAACCGAAATGGTACCGGCGTTGGTCGAGGAGGCATTGCGCCGCGCCTTCGATAATGATTTGGATCAAATACAGAAGCCACCGCGTCGGCGGCCTCGCCCTTCGGCGGAAGAGGTCGAAGCCGCAAAAGCGGCGGTTGCCGAAACAGCCGAGCGCGTCAAGACGCTCGTTTTGCTCGACCTCGTGCAACCCAACGGCAAAAAGCTGCGCGATTGCACCGGAGCCGACGTGCGCGTGTTCTGGGCGCTGATGCCATCTTGGTTCAAGGCGATCGCCGCGAAGGTAAAACCCGAGGAAATTGTCGGCGAAGTTCTCAGTGAGGCCGAGATCCGGAAAGTAGCGCCGAAGGAGTGGAGCGCTGATCCAGCGGAAGGGTGACTGATGCGACGCAACTGGATGCCGCTCTACATCCCCGATTTTCTCACTGACACCGTGCATCTCTCGGCGGCGGAAACCGGGGCGTATCTATGCCTGATCATGCACTACTGGATGCATGACGGGCTGCCCGACGACGACCACAAACTGGCGCAGATCGCGCGGATGCCGGTCAAGTCCTGGCGCCAGACCCGGCCGACGATCGAGGCGTTCTTCCATGACGGCTGGCGGCACAAGCGGATCGATGCCGAACTCGGCAAGATGGTTGGACTAATGGAACGGCGGCGTGCGGCGGGTTCGAAGGGCGGGACCGCGTCCACGTTGGCGAGGTGGAACGGCGTAAGCAAACGTCAAGCAAACGTTAAGCAAACGGACCAGCAAACGTTAAGCAAACCGCCAAGCAAAACGGAAGCAAACGTTAACCACACTACACAAGAAGATATTACTTCTACCTTTGTTGGTGCCGCGCGCGCGAGAGAAAACCCAACAAATTCAACGCCGGAAACCGCGGATGGGCCGGCTGGCTCGGCAATGGAGGCTGGCGGCGCGAGCCCGGGCATTTCGCAGACCGAGGAACTGGCATTGATCATGAAAAAACGCGGGTGGGTGTGATGCTGACCTTCCGCCAAGGCGATTGTCGCGACATCCTGCGCACGATGCCGGATCAATCCGTGCACTGCTGCGTGACCTCGCCGCCTTACTTCGGACTACGAGATTACGGCATTGACGGCCAGATCGGACTAGAGACGACACCTGACGCCTTCGTAGCCGAAATGGTTGCGGTGTTCCGAGAAGTGCGGCGCGTGCTGCGGGATGACGGGACGCTGTGGCTCAATCTCGGCGACAGTTATGCGACGCAAGGCGGTCGCGGCGAAGCATCAATGGCAGAGCGCGGCAATCCATCTGTCGGGGCCAGGACAGTAGCTGCCGCGCGGGGATCAGCAAGCGGCACAAAGATGTTTGCCGGGATAAAGCCCAAAGACCTAATCGGCATTCCATGGCGCGTTGCCTTCGCGCTACAGGCTGACGGCTGGTATCTGCGCCAGGACATCATCTGGTCAAAACCCAACCCGATGCCGGAGAGTGTCACCGACCGCTGTACCAAGGCGCATGAATACATTTTCCTGCTGAGCAAGAACGCGCGGTATTTTTATGATGCCGAGGCGATTGCGGAGCCTGCCTCCTACGATCCTGAGAAGACCAAGTTTCCGGATGGCTGGGATACTGGCCCGGGCGGTCATGGTTCGTTTCACCGTAATGGACGCGAGAAGGGCCGAGCGAGCGGCAACAAAATCCACAAGGCCGTCACGGAGTATGAGCGCTCCGAGAGCGAGGAACACCGCACAAAAGCCGTGGGCCGACAAGGGGCCAACGCCAATAGCAGCCTCCAAATGAGTGGTAAAGGCGGTTTTGTCGTTGAGAAACGCAACAAGCGCAGCGTCTGGGAAGTAACCACGCAGCCATTCAGGGAAGCGCATTTCGCGACATTCCCGACGGCGCTAATCGAGCCGTGCATCAAGGCTGGCTGTTCGATCGGTGGCACGGTGCTCGATCCGTTCGCCGGTGCCGGCACCACTGGCATGGTTGCCGACCGCCTGCAGCGCAATGCCCTCTTGATCGAACTCAATCCGGCATATGCCGCGATGATGGACCGCCGCATCCGTGATGACGCCGGCATGTTCGCGGAGGTGCGGTCATGCTGACGCAGCCGCTTGCGATCGACCTGTTCTGCGGGCTCGAAGCGTGGTCCGCTCGCCCCGCTCTTCTGGGACTGGGAGGGTTGAGTTATGGCGAAGTTCCAAAAGACCTTTTGCAGCCAGTGTGGCGGCTCGTTCGGTCCCGGTGATAGCGGATTTTCTCACTGCGAGGACCATACGCAAACGAGTATAAAAACTGGTCATGCGCGCTTGCGTATCGCGACAGTAGAATGCCCTTCTTGTCGAGGGCGCGGCTACACCAATCCGGCTTATAATTGCCGATGGTGCGCCGGAACCGGCGTTGTTTCGGAAGAGGACGCGGTAGCTTTCGGACCGGGGGATTAGTCCATGCCCCACGTGTATGTTTCGAGTAGAGGATATCGGCGAGATCGTCCGCGCCGCGCTCGATAAGGATGCAGGAAAATGAGCGCAGAGAAAGTGCTTCAGCTTTTGCAGGCATCTTCCTGCTTCAGGGGAGATGTTTGCGCGATGCTGCCTTGTGCCTGTGCTGAAACGATAGCCGCCCGCATCGAGGCGCTGGAGGCGGCGCTGATTGATGCCGCCGTACACCTCGCGGCTGCAATTTCTCTCCTAGAGCGAACGCCCAAGGCGAAGCAAGCCGCCCCATCGGACAAGATGTTTGAAATTATGCTGTCAGACTACAAGAAGTCTTTGAAAACAGCCCGCGCCGCGCTCAAGGATAAGGATGCAGGACTATGAACCATCCGCTGACCAATACCTTGTCGGAAATTGTATTCTTGGAAGAGCGGTGCCATCAACAGGCCGCCCGCATCGACGCGCTGGAGGCGGCGTTGCGGGAAGCAGAACGATTCATGGCTTATTTCGCCGATGGAGCAACCAGCTTTGTCGGCCCCGGCACTCCGACTAGTTGCCTAGCTAAAATTCGCGCTGCTTTGGAGTTGGTCTAAAATGACGACTAGCGTTGAATCTTAAAGGAGTTCCCATGATTGGGAGATGCGATTGCTGCGACCGTCAAAATGTGCCGGTTTCGCACATTGACACAGTATTCGGGATCAAAGCTTTCGCCTGCTATTTGTGCCTTGGCGAGGATGGCCCGGACCCTTACGCTGAACTACATCCCTGCACCTGCACCAGTCCCGTGTGCGAAAGTCAGGGAGGGTGCTTGTGTCAGATGTTGATTTCCCCCGGAAGAGGACGCTGAAGCTTTCGGACCGGGGGCCTAGTTCACGTGCGAGGTTCTTCCGAACGGCCGTTCATTGAGCGAGGAAATCGAGTTTCGCATCAATCGCGACCTCGACAGGGAGGCCCTTAAACCATGCTGACGGCTGACCAACGACCAGCCTGGCGCGGCTACACGGCGCATCAACTGCAACGCTGCGCCGAGCGCGAACTGGGCTGGCGCCGCAAGGTGTACCCGAACCGGGTGCTGACCGGACGGCTGTCGCAGACCAAGGCCGCTATGGAAATCGACATGATGCGGGCGATCGCCGAGGACTACGCCGCGCTCGCCGCGAAGGAGAAATTGCTGTGATCGAGCTCGACCAGGCGCGCACCGCGCGACCGCCGGCCGTCTGGTCCGGCGAACTGGTCAGGCAACGGCTGGTCGAGGCGTTTTCGATCGAACGGCGGATGCCGCAGGAACGGTTCAGGGCGGTGGCGAGCTCATGGCCGGGAACACCGATGCACAGTTTTGCCGACGTGGTGGGATGGGACAACGCGGGTGACGGCGCCAGCGATCGTGTCCTGCAGAACTGGGCGCGTGCCAAAGGCGTCTATTCCTGGGAAGTGTCACGCATGGACGAAGCGATCGACTGGCTGCGCTGGCTCGACGTTATCGAACGGCGCCAACTCGCGGCATGGGCGGTGGCGAAAGCGCGCGGCATTCCGGTTCGCAAGGTGATGCGTCGCGAGGGCTGGCATCCGACCACGTTCTATCGCGCGACAGACAAGGCGGCGCAACGCATTGCCGATCGGCTCAATGCCGAAGGCGTCACAGTGAGGTGAGCTATGAGCGATAGCGAATATTCCGTGGTGCAAACAACGCAAATCTGCGCGAAGAAAGCCGGACGGGTCATGCGACGCCAGATGAACAAGCGAGAAGAAATGCTCGATTACATCGCCGACCAAAAACGGCGGTTTCAGACGGTCATCCTCTCACACGAGCAGGCTGATTTATTCCTGGAGTTTTTGAAAAAGGATACCGAAAGGGCGACAACCTGTCGCGTGATCAACCGTTCAACCGGCCAGATGCTGAAAACCTTCGCGGAGCTCGATTTCGGGATGGCAACGCAACTCGCCGACAGGCTCGCCGCGGACGACCAGGATCGCGACAGCCGCTGGGCCGTGGTCGAACTGGTGACGCGGTACGAAACGGCGCCGCCGATCAAATAGGAGCCTCGCTGGTGCGTTATTCCTGACGGGCCGCCGTGGGACACCTTGTCGCTTTTGACGCACCAGCGGGCTTGACAGCGTGGGACAAATGGAACCATTTTGCGCGCTACGACCGATAGGCTGAAACAATCCTGTTTAATTCCCTTTTTCAGGATCCCATCATCGTCCGGACAAGCCGATGAGCCTGTCGGTCGGCCCCAAATCTTCCGATCATGAAGCCTGCCGTTTTGGCAGGATTGTCGAAATTGTCAGCACGATTACTGATGATAAGCCAGCCGCCATGAATACTCGTGCGGGTTCCTTGACCTGGTCTACATCTATGGCGCCTTCAGCCAGAAAGAGTAATGGCTTATGCCACATGTATTCAAACAGGCCCAATGTGGACCAGGTGAGGATGAGGGCAAATATCCCACAGAAGACACCGGCATTAGCTTGGTTGAGTTGTTTCGCAGCGACATAGCCAATGATGATGGGCTGGCCTAACATTAAAATTTCATAAAACACATGCTCGGTGGACATTGCAATTCCTTCAACTGGCGGATTGATGGAAGGCCACGCTAGCGCAACACCGGGGTTCCTGTCTTGTTATGGCGCGCCAAAGTGTGGCGCGATTAAGCAAAAGGTTTCACGTGAAAGCCAAGCCCAAATCCAGGATCCGGATCAATGATCTGAAAGCGTTGCGGCGTGCGGTCAAGCGCAAGGACAAGGTGACGCTCGTTCGCACCATCAGGCCGGCAGCACGTGGACGCTAGGCAGGCGTATGAACTAAGGCGCAAGCAGGCACTACCATGGCGCGCCTGGTACAGCACACCACGATGGCGCAGCCTGCGGGCAGCGCAGCTGATGGCGCATCCGATGTGCGCAATGTGCAAGCAACGCGGCATCGATCGAGCAGCAACAGTTTGCAATCATGTCACGCGACACGAAGGCAATTACGATCTGTTCTGGTCGGGTCCGTTCAACTCGCTGTGCAAGCAATGTCATGACGGCGATCAGCAAAGAATCGAAGGCGGCAACAGGCCGCGCCTGTTCGTCGATCGCGACGGCTGGCCGCGCGAGCCGGGCCACCCGTGGTCGAATCGATGACCGGGGGGGCACTTCGGAAAATCCGAACGCGGGGGGCGGGAAC